GTCTTTTGTATGCTGGTATTTGCGTATCGTCGCACCAAGGATAAAGTCTCTGGCGGCACGAATGTCCACCTTAAACTCGAACCCGGTGGACGTAGTACCAGTTATAATGGTCTTCTTTTCTTCTTCGCCTACTATGTCTTTAACCGTAGTTGCTTTTTTTGCTGGCATGCTTACCTTCCTCCTCTTATGCTGTAGTTGGATTTGCGATGAACTCTCTGTGCGTATCTCCGTCGTATGCTGTAGCCGGAACCGCACTTATGGTCATCTCATAGCCAACCGGATCACTGTCGTTATAAGTAATCTCGCCGAGGTCAGTCAGTTTGCCTTCAGGGATGACGATCCTCTTCAAGATTCCGCCCTTAAGGATAAGGTCGAAGACCCACACGGCACTCTCTGCGTCCTCGGAATTTGCCTTTACAGTGATACCAGTGTCAAGCGTTCCGGTAACATTAGCGCTGTTATAGACCGCTTTCAGCACCTCTACATTGGTTGCTTCAATCATCGTCAGAGAGAAGGAGTCTTCCTTGCCGTTCGATGTATAAAGCACCGGATCACCGCCCCAGGCTTTTACAGTATCTGTATCAGGAGCATTAGCATTACTAAGCCCATCTTCAGACACATAACCGAGGCAATTGAAGGCTGAGCCAAGAGCAGTTTTCGCATCCGTCGGAAGAGTTGATCCGAGCGGAGCACGCCATACAGCACCCGCTGGACGCGGTTTGCCTGTTGTTACATTTTTCGCGTCATTTTTTTCCATTTGTTAGTCCTCCATATAAGTCACGATATACACGCCCTGATAGCGATACTGCTTTGTGGTCGTGTTTGTATTATTCATCGGAGTGGTGTTCACTCGGCAGGCGGATATGTATGGATCCTCTATAAGAGTCTCCATCGCGTTCTTCGCGTCCTCGCCGAGCTTTGCCGCCCGATACATCTTCTTAGCGATGCTTCTCACCGCTATTGTCGCTATGCGAATGTGGTTTGATTCAGACCCGCCAGTGTTCTCGAAGATGACATACTCATCAGGTTCACTCTCCGGTTTTTCCATGTAGACCGGAACTGTCAGTACATCACGCAGATGCTTTAAGATTTTTTCCTCAATCATTTGTAAAATGCACCGCCTTTAGGAGTGTGTTCTGCTCCATGTCTTCTTCGGTCTGTTTCTGGACGACCATCGCATTCTGCCTGCCGGCAAAAGGCTTGGCTTTCGTTACATAAGCATGACCGGCTTCGTCAGCGATTGACCAGCTCTGACGATTAAGTTCATAGCCTATGCCCTTATCCTCCAACATTTCACGGACACCTTTGTCATCGAGGTCGATCTTCTCAAGTTTGACTTTCGTTTTGACTGTGATCTTACTCATAACGTTCCACCATGATCCTTCCATTCCAGTCAAGTGGGACGTTTTCCTCCGTGTAGTAGTACGCCATACCGACAGTCCGGTAGTCTTTACTCCTCAGCGTAACCTTCTTTCCGGTCCAATCGTGAGTATCCCCTTTCGGGATTGAAAGAGTGTACTCGATATGCTTTCCGGTTAAATCCGTACTGTCCACAAGGTCTTCAGACGCACCAGGAGTGACGAGGACATTGCCAATTTCAGTTCCGATTTCTTCATACTCTGGAGCGCCGAAAGGATCTTCGCCTGTCTGCGTTATCTCCCAGAGCATTACCGTTTCACCTTTGATTCTCGACATCAGATCAACTCCACATTCTTTACCTGCTGGCTCCGCAGCCCGAGCAGTGCAAGTTCATTCTTAGAAATAAACAGTCCCCGGCTCGGATTAAAAGGAGTAGCAGTCAGAGAGTAAGGACCTGCAGTTTCGGTGAACTGCGTAGCAGGTTCTGCGGATGTAGGTGTTGCAAGTGTCCTTAAAACGACATCAACCGTCACCTGCTTCGCCACCAGCGCAAGATCGGCGCTTTTTGCTATCATTTGGTCGAAGTCTTTTCCTTCATTTGCCGCATAAGTGCGGAGGCGTGCCGAAATGATCGGGATCAATGCTTCCGCTCTGGTGGTTTCTTCCGGTGTCAGTGTGCGTCCTAATTTGATCACATCATCTACACTCGCATAATCGCTCATTTTTTATTCCTCACTGTCGTTTTCTTTGGTGCTACTGGCTGCTTTGCTGCTACAGGCTTTTCAGCTTTTACTTCTTCGTAATTCGGGCTCGTGATTTTCCCGTAGGTTTCAATCACGCGCCCGGTCTTTTTGTTTCTGTACAGCATCCCGATTGCCTCGCTTAGGCTGCCGTGATGATACGGCAGAAGGATTCAGCATCAAGGATGCCCCAGCCAATATAAGCCTCTGCACGAAGCACGACCTGGTTCTGCTTCTTCAGATCGCCAAGCCCGTCCGGATCACCGTACTGGATGACTTCCATCGGGACGTTTGCCGCATAGCCCCATCTGAAGGCATTTGCGAAATCGCCGACGACAGCCTGGTCTTTAGAAGTTCCGAATGCCATTGTACTGTTTACATCCGACGGAATACCGGCAAATGTAGCAGGATTAGCGCCGAATCTGAACTCCGGATACTGAGATACGTTGTTCGCTTTGATCTTTGAAAGGGCAGAAGCAAATTCTGCGCTCATTGCGATACCGGTGATCACACCATCATTGTCCTGGATAAGTTTAACAGCGTCATCGATGTTGTCGTCTGCAGTCGCAGCCGCATATGTGACAGTGTTAGTTACCAGCGTGTCGAAAGACTTAGAGCCGACCGCAGTCGAAGCTGCTCCGTCTGCCGGATTAACTCCGTGGAGCGCGGCGATGTCGAGCGCTCTCGCGATCTTAGCAGCAAACCCGTCTGCAAATGCTGTCAGATAATCCATCTGACTCTCTTCGCTCGCACGAACGAACTCATCGCTGACTCTGTGCTGATAAACGAATTTAACCGGAACGATAGATACCGGTACAATCGCTGCCGATCCTGCCGGTTTAGCAGCAGATTCTCCGACAATAGCCGCCTCGCCATCAAGCGAGAAGGTCATTACTTCGTTGCCCTTGAAGGCAATCGGTGTAGCCGCGGAAAGTTTCGCCAGGGACGAATGTCCAGCGGCTTTTTTGAACATTTCACTTACCAGTTCCTGAGGGAACATCGTTGTCGCATTAGTAATAGTTGCCATTGTTTTTTCTCCTATTCTTTGTTTCCACTGAGATCAGAGAGCATAGACTGAAAAGCCACATCTCTCTCGCTTTTTTTTGTGACTGGCGTTTCTGCTTCCGCCATAGGCTGTGCCTGTGGTTTCCAGTACGTCTTCAGGCTCTCTGCGTCTTTCTGAATTTCCTCCTCAGTCTCTCCGCGGAGCCTTGATGCCATTTCGTAAGGAAGACCGTTAGCAAGTGCCACCCGCGTTTTTACCGAGGCCGCCTCGTACTGGTGTATCTTGCTTTCGTAGTCTGCGATCTTTGCGTCATAGTCCTTATACTTATCAGCCGTATCCTTTGCCGCTTTCTGCGCAGCCGCGAGCTGATCCGTAAGGTCCTTATTGGATGCTTTCACCGCATCATAGTCTTCATATTTCCGACTGATGCGTTCCTGCTCCTCTTTGACGCGCTTTGCAATAATCGCGTTCAGTTCTTCCTGTGTTTCAATCGGTGTGAAATCCGCCATTGTTTTCTCCTCCCCGTTTACCGTCGGGTGACGTGAAATTTTGATTCCCCCACTTTAACCCTGTGGTTAGGTGATTATTAGCATTAAAAAAGCACCCTTGCGGATGCTCTAATACCTGATAATTTGTTTTGCCTTGTCTTTAGACTCCATAACAGCCCAATGAGCAAGTGCAGCGCTGTCCATCAGTGCGATCTCTCTTTCCGGATAGATCGCCTTGAACCCGAAACCGCCGTTTGATCCGATCGCACGGTGCTCACAGTTAGTGACAACCTCCGTTAGAGACGGCTGGTCTCTGTGAATGATGGTCTTGTCAAAGATCGCCTGTTCAAACTCGGCATACGCTTTGATGACATCAGGCACTCTCGGAAGGATCGGTCTCCTCATGTGGTTGTCTTTCATCAAGTCGGCGAGGATCTTCTGACCGCTTTGGCCATCAATTACTACCTCAGACCAGGATGACTTCCGGAGGAAGTCCATGATCCAGCGGTTCGTGTCTCTGATAGGCCTGCAATCGACAACTTCGACGAATATCTTTCCGTCCGTCGTCTTCACGGCGATGCTCATAGCCGTATTTGTCTGGCCGTACTTAATGCCGATGAAGAGTTTCCCGCGGAATGCTGGATTCGTGTCTACCTGGCATGCAAGCCACTCAGGGCCCGAGATCGCTGACTTCTGACTGTAGGTCAGCCATAAGCCTAAACGCTGGACGTTGAAGTCGACATCATCGCCGCCGATCTCATTGCTTATGGTCCGCTCCTTTAGTCTTACACCCAGAGAAGGATTTGTCCGGTACCACAAACTTTTGTCGTGTGGATCAGACATCGCTGGCACAGACCATTCCATCCAGCCGGTATCTTCAAGAGACCCGGCAAGAACGTCCTTCCGGATCTTCGGAAAGATCGTCCCGACGGAATTGACCGTCGGCGGCGTTCCGCAAAGAATCGTCTGAGGATTCGGTGATGCCGAGATCGTGTACTGCAGCGCGGCTTTTTGGTCGTCCTGATACTCCTGCGCCTCGTCGATGACTAAAAGATCATAAGATGTACCAAGGCCTCCCTTGCTAGTCCGTGTCCGGAACTCGATCCGCCCGCCGCCTTTGACATATGCATCAAGGTAGATATGCTCTTTACCGTTGGCGCGATAAATGCCTTTGTCTTTTTGACCAGGGTCTTTGATATAGCCAGCGTCCGTCAGTATTGTCAGCAAGCGTTCCCAGGCTGCGTGGGAAGTATCCGTTCTGTGAGCAGTATGTAGTATCCTCTCGCCGTGTAAAAGACCATACATCTCACGGAAGATCACTATCTCATTCTTACCGTTTTGGCGCGGCACGGCTAGCCCGAAACGGGAATGAATCCATTCCTTGTCCTTATTGACTGCCATGATCGCTTTAATCACGGTCTGCTGCCATTGCTGCGCTGTCCTTCCGCTCTTCTCGTAGATCGATACGGCTTCCGGACCTGCGCTCTTCCGATAAGGCAAAACATATTTCTGTGTGGGGGTTTGGCTTCCAATCTTTGTCTTGGCCATAACTCCCCTTTCTTATTTTTTCGCTGGTGCTCTGATTTCTTTCATTCGCTACCTCACATTTTTATCATCAATATACACGTCTGCGTATATCTTTCTGCTGTCATGTCCCATCATCTTCACCGCGATCGGCGCGTTGCAGTTCACGTAGTTCGGGCAGAACCCGTACTTGCGGCAATAAGTCACCGCATCTGCAAGCCTTTTGCCTTCTCTGCAAGACCATAGGATTATTATGTCTCCGCGGCGCTGCCCGGTTGCCAGCTGTGCCATCAGCGTGGTGTTCGGAAACCAACTTGCCGTGTTCATCTTTTACCTGCAGTGTTCCATCGAAGTCAACTGCGACTATCATGCTTTCCTTTCATGGCATAATAAAACCCCGCAGATGTCTGCGAGGCATGAAAAAAGCACCGGCCGCAGCTGGTGCCTTTTATCTCTTCTGATTTTTAGCATAACACATTGGGTCATCATGAGCCGCCTTTGCAATAAAACGAACTTCCTCCAAAGACAAATTCTTAAAAGGGCTCTCATAATTGTCATCTTCCCAATCAATGCCTTTAAAATAATCATGCCTCAGTGGATTATATCCGAGTTTCTTTATTATACTCTCCATAGTTATCTCAGCCATCACAGTACCTCAATAATGACTCCCGCATCCTTTGAATCTTCTATAAACTTACTTATGTTGTCTTGAGTATAGCCGCTTCTGTCTAATTCGTCAAATACTGCTGTATAGTGAGCCTCGTTAAAATTGTTTAAATCGATACTGTATTTGTATATCGACCCATCATGGCAAATTACAACTCCATATGCGTTTTTCCTCGAAAATAATGCGCGAATGTCTTGCGGACTCGGAGGCGTACTCCCCGGATGGTTATGCAATACCGCTATTGTATAATCCGGAGCATTATTAAGCATATTTCTCATTCGCTTACTTGGTAGCACGCTTCTTTCGTGGTTATAATCCGTTCTCACTATATATTTACCCGTTCTGGTGTCCACAAACATCAAATCTTCGTATAGCGTTCCATTTCTATGATGCAATATATCTTTGGCTGCTATTGTCATTGAATTTGTGACATCACGCGATTCATCCACACGCGACATTCTTCTTCCATAATCCGCTGAATCTATCTTAGATCGTGCAATTTCTGTCAACCTGATTTTCCCTTTATGACTTCCTTCACTTATTCGGAGTGCTTTAGCGTCTTCTCTTTCTTGTATCAGTTTTTCCACATAGCTTCGATCGTCTCTTATCCTGCTTCTCCGCTCCTCAGTGGTTTCTGTTTTCCATTTCTTGCTCCAGACATCCTGCCACCCTTTTTCGCAGATGTATTCTACAGTGCAATCACAGT